ACGCAAAGAATCGTGAAATGCTCGACAATTACGCGCGATGGGTGGGCGAATTTTATGACTTTACTTCTGAGCCTAGGGACAGGGGTACAGCATGAATCGACTAACCAAAATATGTATTGCCGTGGCAGTAGTCGCGGCTCTACTGTGGATATCATCCAAAGACTACAACCACGAGGTCGAAACGTTCAACCAATACGTCGAAAACGTGTGCGCTGGATATCATCCAGACTATGACAACGTGCAACCAAACTGCGAGGGCAAATAAATGCGAGATTACAGCATGAAAACATTTACATTTATTTACGACGAAAAGGCTGTGTGCGTAATTTGCGGTAAAAACGATGGCATTAAGTACAATTTGACCGCGTTTGCGGGCAGTGGGAGGGTTTATCTCAACGATACTTTCGGATCGGATGAGATCGGTATATGGTGCTTTAATTGCGACTGTGAAGTCAAATTGACGACTAGATGCGAATTTGAACAAGAAAGGGGGCTGCATGAGACCAAGTAGAAACGAGATATTGCAAGCATGGTTGACGCTGGTCAAAATCAAGGAATACTACGATCAAGACCGCCTAGATTCATGGGATCGGCAACAGATATTTGACGTGCTGAGGATACTGGATCAACTACAACAGGAGATGTGCCATGTGGAAAGATAAACTTTTAGTGCCTAGATACACAGGCGGGGCGATGATAATTGCCTTCTGTGTGGGCTACGTCGTAGGCGCAATGCTTATGTGACTACCAAGACGGCTTCTTAGGGTTATCCTTTGGAGCCGTTTCCCTTTCAATCAAGATTTCGATGTAGTGCGCTGCCTTCCTGAGATCCTCGACACCGCCCTTATCACGCCACCGACTAATGTACTTGACCACCGCATGTTCACAGATGCCCAAGTCGTTTGCTAGTGCATACTCCAATGGCTGAATCATCATTGTTTTATAGTGGTTACCTGCTACCTGTCTATCCAGCGCTGTCATGTCAACTCCTGAATGTTTGCCTTCAATCTTCCCTGTTCCCCGAACAATTTGTGGAGGATTACGCAAGTCATACTGCGAGAACTGGCATAGCCTGCCCCACTGTGCCAAGCATCGGCGGGTGCTAGGATGTTCCAAGACTCGAACAATGCGCCGCCATATTCCTCTTGATTCTTGTGGTGTATGTGGCCTGTCCATACAAAGGTGTGGTCGCTCTCTCCCCATTCTTGCCTCAAATTACTGACGATTGACCCGTGAAGGTTGGACATTTTAATCCGATCTCCATGGTGCGTCACGACTAGATTCTTGCCCCATTGCCACCAGATAAATTTGGAAGCGTTGTCAAATACCTTGACCCGTGGATCATCCTCGAAGTACAGACGCATAACTTCATTCAACCATAAGGCCGCATCAGGATCATGGTTGCCTCGGACATTTACAAGCCAGACTTGGTTATGCTTCTCAAGCATACGCAAAACGGTACGCTTTATCACATTACTGGCAGCGCGTATGGTCTTGGAGTATCGGCCATCACTATCGAGCAAGTGCTTGGAGTTAGGCGTTGAACTGGTGGAGTCATTGATGTGCATGAAGTCGCCTAGATTAACCAGCACTCCAACTTCACAGGCGGGGCACGATGAGACCAGACGATCAATAGCATTTTCTAGAACAGTTTGGCTAATCTTGACATCATAGTCATCGCCCATCGTTTCAGAGTGATGAGCAAGCATCCCAAGATGATGATCCCCAACAATGTAAGCAGCCATAAGATCACTATCAGTGCTTGCAGGCGGGTCTGTGGGGGCATGTAATCCGGTGACTTCATCCTTAAAACCCTCCACAAATTCTGCGATTAACTCCTCTAGCTTTTGCTTTTCTGGCTCTTGTATGTGCCACTGTAGAACGATCTCATTGTCCATGTTATAGGCAGTAGAGACTCGCTTGGTGGTAAATCCTGGTGCTGTCTGGCGATTCAGATTGTAATCTGGTGCCATCCCTGACAGTGCAGCTTTCCGGTGTACTGCTACGATGCAGGCGCTAATTCTTTTCGGATGCCTGCCAAGTTTTTCTGCTATGTCTTTTTGCGGCATACCAGTCATGTGCATCTCAATGACTTGTCGCTGATGGTCAGTGGTGCAAAACTGTAAATGATGCTCGGTGCTTCTAGGATTCATCTTCACTATCCGATAGCGAGCAGAATATATTAGCAGCCATGTACAGGCGACCAATGACTGAGGCGATTGATTCAGGGTCAGACGAGAAGGTGCCAGGCATTTGCAAATCGAAGAATTCTTGGTGCTCGGTGACTATTACAGCACCGCATATATCGCCAGCTTCGACTTGCTCAAGCAGACCGCGCAGAACATCACGGACTTGCTCGGCATTCCTATCTAGGATCGAGACGTCGCCCATTTCTTATTCAGCGATTGGTACTTGACAAGCATCTCTTGCAGATCCTCTATCGTATATTTCACAGGATCATGCGGCCCTTCTAGCCACTCAACCCGCTCTAACCCTATCTTTTTCAATAAGTTTGACCGATATTCTGATAAATTACCAGACTTATAGTTATTGCAAACTGAGCATTGTTTGTGACAATTATCTTCGCTGAATCGTAGAGCAGGATGACCGCCTACTGTCTTGTAATGACCCGCATGGTACTGGCCAGTGTGATGACGACCACATGATATACAAGGGTCTTTCTTATCTCGGTTTCTGATGTACTTATTGAACTCGGTTTGGCACCGTTTCATCCAGTAGGATCTGTCTCGCTTGGCTTCTCTGACTTCTGACTTCTGAATTCTAACTCTTTCTTTCTTGCCCCACGCGACAAGGCATTTAGTCTCATTACACGTCTTCTGAAATGATGTAAATTGCGGCGTAAACCTTTCCCCGCAGATCCTACATTTCTTGGCCATGTCACCTTCTGACCTCGGTCAACTCGAAACCTTGCTCCCTCAAGTGTCGCTCAACCATATCTAAGAACTCGCTATGCTGCTTGATATTCATCAGGGATGTTACCTCAAAATCGAATGGCTCTACCATAAAGGACAACTTCTGTTCATAGCTGTACGGTTTGACCCTGCTATCATACACCGCTTTAAACTTCTCACTGTCACGTCGCAGGATTGGTATACCAAAATGTAATTTACAGTAGGCACGATACTCCCACGCCTTCATATCGCCCTGCTTCTCACAGTCTCGATACCACTTATTAGCGGTGTTGTTCTGTGTATTGGTGCGGCGCTTGCCTTTCTTCTGAATCTGTACGGAGATGGGATACTCTAACTCGATCTGGCCTAACATCTTCATCATGTTGTCCAGCCCTTCCCGATTGTCGATTGTCATCTCTACACAATCGGTTGCTAGTCTCTCTTTACTTAGTGTTTTCATCGATCACCCTCATGATATTTTTTATTCTGTCTTCTACTTTTGTATGCCGATTGTCTGCCACCTTCTGTGCTACCAGGTCATAGAACCAGTCGCTATCTAATAACTCCTCTATAATTTTTTTACACTTGGATTCAACGTCATCTTCCTTGCTTGCTGTTCTGAATACTAAATCGTTCATGCTGCCCCTAATATTTTCACCCGTTGCTGACTTAACCTGTATCGTCGGTACTCTTCTCGACTAGGCTGGTGCCCCTTGCTTACCTCATTCTCATATATCTCAATAAAGAAAGCATCCTCCAATGCCTGATCCTTTTGATCCCTAGAAAAGTAACTTTTTCCGCCCATCTTTTGTGGTACGTCGTTGAACAGTGTTGCATCCGTCAGGCCTATGGCTTGTACTACCTCGCTACCCTTTGCCCCACACACATGGCAGTGGATTAACACCTTGCCTTGATCCTCCTTCAGTGATAATGCAGTTGGATTATTGCCATCATGCACTGGACAGATAGCCCTGTACCTATCACCAAACTTTCTTACCTTATCCAGCCTTTCTAAAATCTCTTGTAGCATCTTTAGCCCTCTTGATTTGTAAATGTTTCACATAGCTTTGCACTTCTGGCATCCGCTCCCTGCTTGGCATTGGCCTTACTCTAGGCCATACCCCGAACTTGCTAC